ACTGAAGGAGTGGTGATGGCTGGTCAAAGTAGAACACTCAAGCTCTCCATTCTGGCTGATGTAGATCAACTCAAGAAATCACTGGCTCAAGCCAATGGAGACGTAGATAGCTCATCATCAAAAATGGGCGAATTTAGCAAGAAGGCAGGCATGGCATTCGCAGCCGCCGGAGCTGCTGCTGGAGCCTACGCGGTTAAGCTTGCAGTCGATGGAGTTAAGGCGGCGATTGAAGATGAAGCTGCACAAATCCGTTTAGCCACTGCGTTAAAGAATGCCACTGGTGCAACGAATGAAATGATTGCATCGGTCGAACAACAGATTCTTAAGACATCTCTGGCTACTGGTGTGGCTGACGATAAATTGCGTCCAGCCTTGCAGCGACTTTCGCTTTCAACTAACGACGTCACAAAGGCTCAGGATCTTCTTAATCTCGCTCTGGACATTTCTCAAGCTACCGGCAAAGGCTTGGATTCCGTAGCTAACGCACTCGGTAAGGCATACGACGGCAACACGGCAGCTCTAGGCAAGCTAGGCATCGGACTATCTTCCGCAGAGCTTAAGGCGATGTCATTCGAAGAAACGCAGACAAGACTTTCGGATCTATTCGGCGGAGCGGCAGCAGCTAACGCAGACACATTTGCTGGCCGCTTACAGATTCTTAAAGTCACATTCGATGAAGCAAAAGAATCAGTCGGTGCGCAACTTCTGCCAATTATTCAGCGACTAGTCGAATTCGTCGTGAATCAAGTCGTGCCGGCACTTGGAAAGTTTGCCCAATTTTTTAAGCCAATCACAGACGCAATCGACGACAACAAAGAAGCTTTCACAGAATTCATCGGATTTATTCAGAAATACGTTGTGCCGGTTCTGGTCACAGTCTTGGGCGCAGCGTTTAAGGTTGTTGGCGAAATCGCTGGCGGAATCATCAACGTCATCGGCAAGGTAATCGGCGGCTTGAACGCATTGATTTCTGGAGCCGTGGCTGGAATCAATGCTCTCATTCGTGTCTATAACTCAATTCCATTCTTGCCTAACGTTTCACAAATTTCAGCTCCATCAATTAGCGTTCCAACAGTGACGCTTCCAACGACAACAACTTCGGCAGCTGGTATTCCTACAATTTCGGTTCCTAGTGTTATGGCTTCAACAGGAACAGGATCCACAACAACATCATCAAGTGGAGTTAAGTCAGCCGTATCCGGCGCATCACTTGCAAGCGCGGCAGGTGGCGGATTTACTGATTCACAGAATGCAGCCAGACTAGCTGGTGCTTCGGCTCCGACAATTAACCTCACCGTTAATGGAGCTATTGATTCAGAAGGCACAGCTCGCACAATCGTGAACACTCTCAACGATTCATTCTTTCGAGGCACTGGCGGAGCCGGCGCACTCCAGGCAATCTAATGACTCAATGGGCTCCAGTCTGGCGTGTCAAAATTGATGGCACAGACATCACTGATTCGGTTCTTGCTAATCTGACGATTACCTCTGGACGCACAAATATCTACACGCAGGCTCAAGCCGGCTATTGCTCAATTACTTTAATCATCTTTGATCAAGCTGCATTACCGTACGAAATCAACGACACGATCTCAATTGAAGTCCAAGACACATCGGCCGTCTATGTGCCAATCTTTGGTGGCTCAATCGTGGACATCTCTGTAAGCGTGTCTCAAGTAGGTTCAACGGCTTACACTCAAGAAGTCACCATCACGGCTCTAGGAGCCCTTGCAAGGCTTCAAAAGGCTCTTACAGATGGCGTCTTGACTCAGGACTTTGATGGTGATCAGATTGAGACAATCTTGCGGGAAGTCTTATTGGCTCAATGGCAACAGGTTCCAGCAGCGCTTCAGTGGAATACCTATGATCCAACGACAACATGGGCAAACGCAGGAAATAATGGACTTGGTGAGATTGACACGCCAGGCAATTATGAACTTGCACAACGCTCATCAAATCGCACGGTTATTTATGACCTGGTTGCTGCACTAGCTACTAGCGGTTTAGGTTATTTATACGAGTCGGCATCGGGGCTCATCTCATATGCCGATAGTACGCATCGCACGACTTACCTTGCAGCTAATGGCTACACCGATCTCACTGCTAATCACGCTTTAGGTAAGGGCATCACAATTAAGACAAGGGCAGGCGATGTCAGAAATGACATCACTCTCAGTTATAACACAAACTCATCGAGCGAAGTTAGCGACACAGATGCAGCATCAATAGCAATCTATGGCGACCTTGCTCAAATCATCACAACGACGATCAAGCATCAAGCTGATGCCGAAGATCAAGCCGCTTTTTATCTGGCACTGCGAGCTTATCCTCAGCCTATATTCGATTCCATTACCTATGCTTTGACCAATCCAGAGCTAGACAATTCAGATCGTAATGCTCTCATCAATATCTTTATGGGTCAGCCAGTAGCACTAAATGACCTTCCATCAAATATGTCGGCCGGAGTCTTTCAAGGCTTCGTCGAAGGCTGGACTTTCCGCGCCTCTTACAATCAATTAGATGTCACGTTACTCATGTCTCCACTGGCTTATTCACTGCAAGCCATGCAGTGGGCTGATGTTCCGCCATCGGAAACATGGGCAAGTGTGTCGCCAGTATTAGATTGGGCAAACGCTACAATCGTCTCATGATGAAAGGAACAATGAATGGCTAATCCAACAACCTATTTCGGCTGGGTCATGCCGAATTCTGCTGATCTTGTCACTGACTTGCCAGCCGACTTCAACGTCTTCGGCCAAGGCGTCGATACGTCGATGCAATTTTTACTTGGTGGCACAACAGGTCAAGTATTATCAAAGACATCAGCCACGAATATGGCTTTCACTTGGATTGATCCAGATGTAATTCCATCAACGTATTCTGCCAAGACTGCTGCATATACATTTGTCTCAGGAGATGAAGGCAATATCTTCTCAATGAATGCAGCGACATCTGTTCAATTTAACATTCCTACTGATGCCACTTTTAACTTTGCAGTAGGTACAGAAATCAATGTGTTCTGGATTACTGGTGCAGGTCAGCCAACAATCGGAGCAGTGACTCCTGGAACTACAACAGTTATTTCAACAGGAGCAACAAGTGCCACACCTAAATTGCGTGCGGCTAACTCCGGTGCGACTTGCAAAAAACTTGCTGCTAACTCTTGGATTGTATTTGGAGATCTTGCATAATGACACCGATGCTTGGAATTATGGCAAGTGCTAACACACCGCGAGCATTTGATGTCGAATACCTTGTTGTCGCTGGTGGCGGCGGAGCTGGTGGAGATATTTCTGGTGGTGGTGGTGCGGGAGGATTCCGCACAGCCACATTAACTGCATTAGCTCTTTCAACTAACTATACCGTAACAGTCGGAGCAGGTGGTGCTGGTGGAACGGGCGCAGCCAATGGCTCAACTGGTTCAAATAGTGTTTTTTCTACCGTTACTTCCGCAGGTGGTGGATACGGTGCTTACTTTGTTTCTGTCGCAGGTGGTGGTAATGGTGGATCAGGCGGTGGCGCAGGTGCAAGAGATTCTAGACAAGGCGGCTCTTCCTCTCCAGCAGGACAAGGAAATGATGGCGGCGATAGTGATGTTGGCAGCAATGTCGGTGCAGGTGGCGGTGGCGCAAGTGCTGATGGAACAAATGTTACGGGCACAGGTACTAACGCGGCAGGTGGAGCAGGTTTAGCATCATCTATTACTGGAATCTCTGTGACTTACGCCGGCGGTGGCGGCGGCGGTTCTTTCAGCCCATGTAATTCAAGTTCAGGTGGATCAGGCGGCGGTGGTGCTGCCAACACAACTAATGCATCTAATGGAAGTAATGGCGGAACAAATCTAGGCGGCGGCGGTGGCGGTTCAGGATTTACAGGAACTCGCGTTGGCGGTACAGGTGGATCAGGCGTTGTCATTCTCAGCTATTCAAGCGCACGAACAATCACTATTGGTGCAGGTTTAACAGGTAGCACTGCAACGGTTGGTGGAAATAAAGTCACAACTATCACTGCTGGCACAGGAAATGTGAGCTGGTCATAATGGCACATTACGCATTCTTAGACGAAAATAATATTGTCACTGAAATCATTGTTGGCATTGACGAAACCGAAACAATAGAAGGATTAGATCCCGAAACTTGGTACGCAAATTTTAGAGGACAAGTGTGCAAGCGCACTTCTTACAATGGCAACATAAGATTTAATTATGCAGGAATTGGTCATACATACGATTTAGTGCGCGATGCATTTATTGCGCCAGAGCCAGAAGGCAATCTTGGATTTGATGAGGCAACGTGTCAGTGGATTATGCCAGTGCGGGAAATCGATGACATATCCTGAAGGTACTGCTGCTCGAATCATTGAAGTTGCACTAGCTGAAGTCGGCACAGTCGAGACTGGCGAGAATCTGACAAAGTATGGAAAATTCACAAAGGCCGACGGACTGCCCTGGTGCGGTTCGTTCTGTAATTGGGTCTTTCACACTGCCGGCGTCGAAATCCCGTCGATGGTCTCAACGGCTGCCGGTGCTCATAAGATGAAAGAGCGTGGTCGATGGATTGAGCAATCTCCGCAGCTTGGCGATCTATGCTTTATGGACTTTCCGCACGATGGCATTGATCGCATCAGTCACATTGGCATTGTTGTCAAGGTTGGCAAGACCAGCGTGCTTTGCATTGAAGGCAATACTTCTGGAACCGGAGACCAGCGCAACGGCGGAATGGTGATGGTCAAGCGTCGCTATATTGGAAAGGAGATTGTCGGTTTCGCTAGGCCAAAACTGGTTGCCTATGCTGGAGAATATCCAGTGGTCGAGCCACTTCCACAGGCAAAGCCAAAGGAGAAGAAGAAATGAAAGACTTCAAAGCGTTAGCGGCATCATGGGCGAGAAGCTCAGTGGCCGGAA